CGTAATACTGGGTGGCGTTCGTGTCCTCGAGATAGGCCATCTGGCCCTCGGCCAAAGTCTTTTCGCCGGTGCCGCCGAACGCGGCGTCACGCTCCGTCGAGGACGCGAACACGGGGATGCCGGTGTTGATCTGCGTGACCTGCGCGGCGGTGAGTACCTGGCCGGAAGTGAAGGCCGGCACTGAGGTTTGGGCGTTGGCTCCCATAGGTGCTCCTTATCCTAGGACATTGGTGCTGTCGATGACACCATATGTGGCGTCGTCGAGGATCAGTTCGTAGACGATGGTGGTGGGGCTTGTGTAGAAACGGGCGACATGGCCGCCGGTGGTGTCGATGTAATGTTCGACGCCTTCGACCGCGAGTTCCTGAGCGAGCTGTGTCGTGCTGGCGCCGTTGGTGAATGACTTCTCGATCGAGATCGTGTCGCCGACATCTATGGTGGCGACCACATCCCTCTGGGCGTCGGAGAGCTGCGCGAACGCGACCTCGACCGCGGTGAACGTCGCTTCCGGTTGAGGGTTGAGCAGATAGTCGGCGAGATCCTGCGCGGCGGCCGTCGTGTCGAGCAGGCTTCCAGTGACCGCGACAGTCTGAATGAAGTATTCGCTCTGACTGTCGGTGTTCTGCGCCGTGCCAGACTTGTTGTTCAGCGTTGAGACGTAGACCAGGTTGACGACTTTGTCGGCACCGAACGAGATGTCGACGTTCCGGTACGGGTAGTTGGTGCCGTCGTCATGAAAGGCGGCGACAGGCGAGGACAGCGGGTTCCCGATCCGGTTCTCGAATATCAGGACGCCTTCGCGGTCAATGAACAGCCGGCCACGTTCGGCGTCATTGACGAGCCGCAGATAGTCCAGAACGATTTGTCCGAGGTCGAGGTTGTAGTCGCCGCCGCCGCCGATCTCGACGGTGCCGGTCGCGATTGAACGGGCCGCTCCGGACGGATAGTCGACCTCGGCCAGATCGAGCACGGCGCTGATTCGCGCACCGCTGAACTCTTTGGAAAGACTTGTCGTGTCGGTCACGGTTTGAGCGAGCAGATAGAAGTCATCGGCGCATCGGACGCTGACGGTGTCGTCACCATCAAGGCCGAACTGGTAGTCGTAGTCGACGACTCGGCCGACGAACAGCAGCTCGGCTTCACGGTACAACCGAACCAAACGCATCGGGGCAAGTCCTGGCTTGTCGTTCGCTGGGTCGTAATACGGTGAATCGCTGGCGAACGGGTTGAACACTCCGCCAGCCGTCGTGTCATCGAGCAAGAACGTCATGGTGCCGGCGCCGAACTGGTCGCTGGTGTCGCGTCGACCTCGTCGGACGCGGATGCTCCGAGCGCCGTCGGTGACGTCTGCGAAGTCGGTGACTCCGTCGAGAACGAACGTGGTGCCGTCTAGAACGCCGCGTACGGCGTCATCGAGCCGGAACCCTTTGACGGGTGCGCCGGTGTCGATTTCGAGCGTGTAATCGCCCGACTGGACGATGGTGGTGCTCACAACCGAAGGACTCCGATCGCGGCGGATCCTGAGTTGCGGTTGTATTTGCGGATGCTGTCGACCACGACTTTGCCAATCTCCTCGGTCGGTGTCGGCGTGTTCACGTTCACGGTGACGTTCTGAACCGCGCCAGACGGTGATCGAGTGATGCTGGAGACCGGCGTGATCGTCGTCGTGGCGACCGGCGGGGCAGACAGGAAGCCGACCTCGTCACGCGGCGGAACATACGTTGAGCCAGGGGCCGCGCCGGAACTGATCGCTCGCATCTGGGTAAAAGCGTTGAGGACTCTCATTGCTGAGGCGTACGCGGCGTCAAGTTGGTCGGTGTTGATCTTGATCATCAGATTTTCCTCAAACGCCAGTTTGAGAAGTCCGTGAGCGGCCAAAGTTTCAAGGATTTCCCGAGTCAGATTGCGCTGAGCTTGTTCGATCTCGCGAGTGCTAGCTTCGGTGTTGCTAAGCGTTTCTTTGTATTTGTCAAACTCGTTTCGTAACTGTTCAACGTCGTCTTCAAGATCGAGTAGTTCAAGCATTCGCTCAAACTGTGGATTGACTTTCTTGACTTCTTCGTAAACGGCGTTGACTGAACGCGCAAGGTCTTCCTGGGCGCCAGCCGCGCCATCCGACGTTTCCTCAAGATCTTCGAGACCGGTGGATGCTTCGCGAACGCTGGCGTACATATCGCCGGCTTGTTTGCGGGCCTCGTCGACGCTCGGCGTGAAGTTCTGGTCGATCTCGTCGGACACGATGCCAAGTTTCTTGGCGAGCCAGCCGAGGCCGTCGATCGCGGCTTTCATGGGTGCCAGGAGCGCCTTGATGACGGTGCGGACGCTCTCGAACTTCTTGTAGAGGATGACGAGGCCGGCGACGAGGGCGGCGTTCTTGGCGAGCCAGCCGAGGCCGTCGATCGCGGCTTTCATGGGTGCCAGGAGCGCCTTGATGACGGTGCGGACGCTCTCGAACTTCTTGTAGAGGATGACGAGGCCGGCGACGAGGGCGGCGACGGCGACTACGACGAGGCCGATGGGGTTAGCGGTCAGAGCGGCGTTGAACGCCCACTGTGCGGCTGTGGCGATGGCTTGAGCTGCGGCCCAGGCTTTCATCGCAAAGTTCGCGACCACGATGGCGGCGGACAATCCACCGATCGCGGCGGCTAAAGCAATGATGATTTCGGTGTTCTGGCTGGCCCAATCGGCGAACTTGATGACAATGGGCAGAAGCGCTTCAACGGCAGGGAGGAGCGCCATACCGATCGACTCGGATGCTTGGCTGAACGCGACTTTCATCTTGTCGGTCGAGTTAGCGGTCGCTTCGGCGGTGCCGCCGACCTGGTTCTCGATCTCCTCGAGGATCATGGTCTGCGCCTCGAGGACGTTGCCGGACTCGACGAGGGTGCGGATCTGATCCTGCTGGGCTTTCGTGAACTGGATACCGGAGCGGCGGAGCGCGGTCAGGCCGGCGATCGGATCGTTGAGGGCTTTGCCGAGCTGCTTCGCGTTGTCGGTGACAGAGCCGAAACCGGCGGACGCCATGTCAAGGGTGAGCTGTGTGGCACGGTCGAACGCGCCTCCGACCTCGTCGGCGCTCGACGCGATGTCCTTGAACGTGAGCAGTAGCGCCTGGGACTCTTTGATGAGGTTCTGGTCGACGCCGGTGAGACGGGCCTGCTCGTTCGCCAGGTCGACAAGCCGGCCGGTGACTTTCTGCGTTTCCTCGCCGAACAGCCCCATCGAGGTCGCGATCTGCTCGATACGGGCGTTAGCGGTCGCGGCTTTCTCGCCAGCGGCCACCATCTTGGCGCCGGCCACAGCGAGGCCGCCGAGCGCGGCGGTGGCGGGTAAGAACGCTTTTTTGAGAGCGAAGCCGACTTTCTGCGACGTCTTCTCGAGTTTCTGAAACTCGCGTTGTGCTTTCTTCAGGCCAGCGTTGTTGAACTCGCTGACGATTGGGATGTTGATCGCCATTAGCGGAGCTCCTTGCTGATCGTCTTCATGAGGTCGTCGACGGCTTTCTCGACGTTGGCTTCAAGTGTGTCACGTTTCTCAAGTACGGCGGGCCACAATGCGCGCATAGGGTCACCGAAACGGCTGAGCATCTTGATGAAACCGGCCGAGTTACCAGATCCGTTGTCTTTTCGAGTCGGTGCGGTTCCTCTGGTCTTCTTGCCGGCGGTGCTGAAGATCACGCCGGCCCCGTTGCTGTTGGTCAAAAACAAGCCAGCAATCTGGTCCTGGCGCGCGCTGGTTTTGATGCGGATCTTGACGCCGCGTTGCGCGGTCGTTTGCTTGTAGCTCAGTCCCCGAGGGAAGTTCGCGGCGTTGCTGACTCGATCGGTTGACGGATACAGCCGGCGAGCGAACGGAATAATGTCCTTCCCCACCGTTTCTTTCATTTGTTTGTCGACTTGGCGTCGCAGCTGCGGGTCGATGTAGCGCAGGGTCCGCAAGGCTTCGTTTAGCCCATCGACCTCGACTTTTGCGCTAATGCTTGACACGTTGCTGCTTCTTCTGTTCTTCGATTACATCGACCACGGTGTTCAGGTCTTTGAGATCGAACTCGATGTGTGGGGGCCACCAGGAGACGGCGACCAGCAGTTCGGCTAGCTGGCGTCTTCTGGTTCCCCTTGGGTAGGGCGTTCGTCACTTCCAACGACCTCGAGGCTGACGATCTTCTTGATGAAGTCGTCGAACACGGCTGGCACGACCATTTTCTGGCCCTTCATGGCTTCATACGCAAGAAACGCAAGATCTTCCATGCCGGCCGCGGTCGCCATCTGTGACGCTTTGGTCTTGTATTTCCGTTCCCACGCGACGACAGCCCACAGGTTGGTTTGGATGTCCTGTGGGCCGTCGCCGAGGTCGATGCGGATCGTGAGATTCATGTCGGGGTTCCTTTGTTAGGGGATGAAACTGGGATCAGCTGGTGGCGCGGGTGAGGGCGCCGCCGCGGAACACGACGTCCATCGTCGGCAGCTCGCCGATACCGCCGTTGACGGGGGTGACGGACTCGAGGTAGCAGGCGGTGAGCGTGTAGGCGGGGTTCGAGGTGCCAGGCGTCGCGGAGGTCGTCGGGGTGACGACAACGTTGAACGTGGTGCCGGCGAGCGAGTTGAACTTCTCCTCGACCTCGCTGGTGCCGTAGGCGATCATGAGGGTGGCGGCGATCTCGTGGTTGCCGAGTCCCTTGACGAACTTGCGGGCGGTGTCGCCGAACGCGGTCGACTCGAGGGCTTCGTAGCTCTCGGTGACGGTGATGGTGGAGACCTGGTCGCTGAAGTCGACGGAGTCGACGGTCAGGGTGGCCTGGTTGAGAACAACGGTGGTTGCCATTGGGTCAGTTCCTTCTTGTTGCTAGCCGGACGGTTAGATCATAGGCGGGGAGCTGTTGCTCCCCGATGAGGGCGATCGACGGCGTGCCGGCGGTCACGGCGATGTCATCGCTCTCATGGATGGCGTCGACGACGGTCAAGATGTAATCGCTGGCGTCCTGGTTGCCAGGGGGCGGCGCCAAGACTCGCAACGTGAACGTCATGTCTGCGATGTTGGTGTTGAATCCGCTGAAAATCGGCATCTCGATGAAGACGGTGAGCGGCCTTGCGTTTCTTGGGTCTGTGACCGGCTTGTAGCCGAGCGCGGTGACAGCGGCTTTGATCTGGGCGATCGCCGTGATGAAGATGCCGGAGCCGGCCATCAGCCGACCTGCGGTCTACCGACGCCGAGGAGCTGCAGGATGCGGCCGTAGGACGCGATCGGCTGTGTGGTCCCCATCGCGTCGAACGAGGCGTAGCCGTCCACGGAGCCTCTTTCACGGTACAGCGTGGCGCCGTACATGACGGTCCCGAGTTTGACGGAGCCGTCAGGGACGGTGGACAGGCTGTCGAAGTAGCCGGCCGATGCCCGCCGCCGGTAACACCAGGCGTTCGCCGCTGACACACAGGTCGCGATGAACGCGGTGTCGTTCGCGGTGGCTGAGTCGACGCCAAGCCATTCGGTGATGTCGTCGGCGTCGATCCAGCTGCAAGTCGTGGTGTAGGTGACGGTGCCGGTCGCGGTGTCGCGAGTGACGTCGTCGCCAGCGTCGATGAAGATGGTTTGGTTCGGGTAGTAGACATCCCAGTCGAAGACAAGGTCGCCTTCGTCGGTAATGTCGATGAGCTCGTACGGCTCGGTGCTGATGACGGTGTGGGTGCCGTCGAACGTGGCGTCGGAGGCCGATGAGATGACGATCTCTTGGCCGACCTCAATCTCTGTGTCCTCGAGCACCTGAACCACGGCATAGCCCTCGATCCGCGTGAGGTGCGTGATCGTGTAGCTAGCCATGGTGCAGGTGTCTCAGGGGGAGGATCAGACGAAGTTGGCCTTGACGTACCGGTCGGCGTCGAGCATGAGCGTCGCGAAGTACGAAAGCCAGGAGATGTTCGTGCCGCGGACGGTGGCGTCTTGAACACGAAGGAATCCCTTGGTCTGCTCGAAGATCTCGAAGCCGAGGGTGTCGCCGAGGATCAGCGTGCCGTTGCTGGTGTTGTTGAAGTTCGTGTCGACGACGACCTGAAGGCCGAAGGCGACGAAGTTCGAGGTGCCAGGCGAGGTGGTGCCGAAGGCGTTCATCGGGCCGACCTGCGGGAACAGCGGGCGACCGGAGCCGTCCTCGAGCTTACCAAGCGCTTCCCAGTTGCCCGCCGAAACGAACATGTGGGTCGGCAGGTGACCGCCGTTGCCGGCGTTCTCGAGGATGTACGCGGCGTTCGAGTACAGCCAGGAGAGCCACTCGGTGGCGTCGGTCTTGCTGGCGGCGGTGAAGTTGCCGGTCGTGGTGGCGCCGGCGACGAGGGCGTCAGCGGCGACGTTGTCCACGGTGGAGGCGTACACGCGGCCCATGTCCTGAAGGATCAGGTCGATGATCTCGGGGCTGGACCAGTCCGAAACCTGCTCGGAGACGGTGACGTAGCCGCCGTAGCTCGACTTGGTGACCTGGTTCTCCTGAACCTGGAACTCGCCGGCCTGAAGCGTAGCGAGCTCGGAGCTCTGCGCGGCCATCGAGGTGTGGGTCGACACCGACGGGCGGATGAACACCTTGCCGGTGCCAGGCATGGCCTTGGCGCCGAACGCGTCGACGACGGGGCGGTCGCCGAGGTAGTTGTTGTACACGGGGCCGACGATCGGCTCCGGCAGGACGCCGTCGTTCGAGGTCGTGGTGACGTCGGGCGCGGCGGCGCGGATGTTTTCGTTCATCTGGTGCCAGCGATGTCCACCCTCGAGGGCGGCGGCGATCCACTCGGAAGCGGACGGGAGCTTGAACTCCTTCTTGGCGGCGGCGTAGATGGGGGCGGTCGGCTGGGGCGCCTCAACGGCGGCCTCGACGACCTCGGGCTTGATGTCCTCGGACACTTGGTTCTCACTTTCGGTTGGGGTTTCGGGGTTGTCGGGGGTGGCCTCCGCTTCCGCGGCGGCGATCTTGGTGATCTGGGCGCCTGTGAACGCCGGCTTGTAGACGACGCTCAGTTCTTCCCAGTTGGCTGCTTTGACGACCATCGTGCGGCCGTCCATTTCGTAGTCGGTGGCTTCAATGCCAACCGACACGCTGTCGAGCGCGCCCATCTTGAGCAGCTCAACGAGATCATCGCCGGCCTGTGTCTTGGCGATCTGCGCCTCGAACAGCATTCCGTCGGCGGTGTCTTCGCGGGCGGTGACTTTGCCAACGATGCGGCCGGTGTCGTGATCCTCGAGGAGACGCGGCGCGGGGCCGTCGGTTGGCAGGGCACCTTGAAGAATGCGCACGCGGCTTCCGCCGAGCACGGTTGCTTCGACGTTGTACGGGACGGCGATGCCTGAGATGGTGCGCGGCTTTTCGTCGCCGGCGGCGGCGTCAAGGGTGACGCTGTCTGCGATCATTCGGATCATACGGCTGGCTCCTGGTTCATGATTTCGGCTTCGGCCAGGTAGGCGTCGACGTTCATTTCGACATGTTTACCACGGGCGATGATGTTATTCATCGACAATGTTTCCTCGATGCAGTCGATGTACGGCTTCGCGCCGAACAGATAGAGATCTTGACGGGCTTGGTTGGCGTTCATGTAGGTGTAGCCGCCGACCTCGACGCCAACGAGGTAGGGCGGAATGTTCGCGACGCGGGTGAGCTCTTTGGCGGCGTGTTCGCGGCCTTGGACGAGCTGCAGTTTGTCAGGCGTCGAGTCGAACTCGCGCCATTCGACATGCTGGTTAAGAGCGCCAATCGCTTTATGTTGGCGGGCCTCGGCCCAGGCGGCGGACAGATCTGACAGCTCCTCGCCGGACATCGGTTCGCCGTCCTTCTGCTGAAGGTAACCGGCGGTGATCTCGTTCGAGGCGAATCGCTTGGCGGCTTCGTCGAGACGGTAGGCGATGTCGATCGCGCGGGCGCCTTGCCAGAGAAGGCCATTGACGGGTGACAGAAACTGGACGACGTTCTCGGTGGGGACGCTGACGCCGTTGAACTCGATGTCGTTGGACGGGCCAAACCATTCCGGCCCCATCTGGTCGCCGGTCGTGACGTTGTCGTGGGGAAGCCAGACAAACGACGCTGGGAAACCGGTCGAGTAGCGGGTCGTGACGTACCAGAACGCGCGGCCGTGCAAGATCAGATCTTGAACGGTGTTCGCGATGATGAAGTTGCGGGTGCAGCTCGGATCTGGCTGAGTCATCCACGATTCGCCTGGCACATACCGGCGGACGTACTCCTCGGCGGTTTCGTCCCACTCGAGGACGTACGTCTTGAAGTCGAGAGCTGCGACCATCGACACGATGAGATCGCGAGCACGCGAGATCGTCGGGATAGACAAGGCGCGCTGCGTACCAGCCCCGACAGCATAGGTCTGCAGCGCGCCGGGCCTTCCGGCACCGCCAGCTGCGGCATTGACGGTGGAGGCTCCGAATGCAGGCGCCGGCTTTGTGCGGAAAAGACCCACGGTGCGAAGGCTACCACAAGCCTGTGGATATCTAGCGGGAACTTCCGATCATAGGCTTCCGAATGTTCGACTGTGGTTTCGCGGCCATACCGGCGGCGGCGACCATACAGCGACATTGTTCGATCGGGCCTGGCGACTTCTGGCTTGTCAACGTGATCGAGGCTTGGGTTCGGCCGGCGACCGCGCGGTTTACTTGTTCGGTCAACGTCATTTTTCCGTTGTGCGCCATCCGGCCCTCGAGGATCATGCCTTTGACAATGGCGGTGTATCGGTTGATTTCTTGGTAGCCCCAGATCGTCATGCGTCGGCTCAGATCGAGCGGACACATTGTCGCGAGTCCAGGTGTGAGCGCCAGCTCGACAGATCGGTCTTTCATCGACTCGGTGATCGCGGCCCACATCTCGTCTTGGGTTTCGACGGCGAACTCGGTGTCAGCCTGATACCGGCCGTCGTCGCGGAGCGCGACACGAACGCCGACGTAGCGCATATCGGTCGCGTTCGAGTCCACAGCGAGAATGCCGCCGGCTGGCATCGGGTCGTCGACCTGGAGCGCTTCCCACGCGCCGTGAGGAAGCCAAGAGCCGATGCTCGAGGTCCACATGTTGCAATGGTGCCGGACGAACTCGCCGCGATCGAGCGCTTCGAGCTTGTCGTCGAGCTCTTGTTCGGTGATCGTGTAGCCGAGCGACGGATTCGCCCAGGACCACCATCGGCGCTCGGTCGGATCGACGTTCGCCGGTGGCGACCATTCGGCCATGTACAGCCGGCCTGGCTCGCCGGCTTCGATCTGTTGCATGCCGCGCTCACGCCAACGGATAAAGAACTTCGAGTCTTCGGAGCCGGCTGTCGAGGTGAAGAACGCGAACGGTGCCGGTCGTGCTGTCTGGGTTGGGAGCAGTCCGCCTTCGATCACTTCGGGTTTGACGTTCCAGATCTCGTCGACGACGACCAGATCGTTCGATGTTCCGTGGCCGGCGGACTCGCCTGAGCTGACGACACGCCAGCGGGATCCGCCTTCGTGGAACGCTTCTTTGCGGCCAAAGGACCGGTATGTCTGAAAGCCGAACTTCTCCTCGAGGATGGGGAACAGGACGTTGGCGACGTCTTCGGCGACGTCGAGCTTGTGGGCGGTCGACATGACGTTCTGGGGTTCGCCGCGCTGGGCCGCGTAATGCGTAAGCCACCAACCGATCAGAGGAGCCAGGAGACCCTTCGTCTTGCCGTTCTGTCTTCCAACGGATACCAAAGCGAAGCGGTGACGTAGCCGCCATTTGTCGTCGACCTCGAGCATCCCGTTGATCGCTTCGATCTGCCAGGGGAACATGTCGATCCCCATGTTGAGCTGCGCCCAGGCGGCGACCTGAGGGCCAAAGCTCTTGTCACCCCAAGACGCTGTTTTCAGTCTGGGCGGCGTTGGCTCGGATGACGCGACTTCGATCGGCGTCGAGCCGCTTCCACCAGAATCTGATCCATTCTTCCGAGAGACAGCCAGATGGGGAGGGGGGTTTCACCATAAACAGGGAGAACATTTCAGAAACCGAAAAAACAAACCAAAACGG